AGATTACAAGTTCAAACTAACCTTTTAAATTTGCATAATGGAAACTTACAACGGATGGACAAATTACCCGACTTGGTTAGTAGCACTACATATTAATAATGACCAATCATTACAAAATCATGCTTTTCATATATGGGAAATGGGTAGCCAAGATGATTGTGATTGGGGGCTATACGATTATGGTCAAGCTTTAAAAGAATGGATGGATGAATTAACAGATGCCGTAGATAAAGCAATACCTAACAGCCACCTTGTTACTGATTTAATTAGCTTTACATTGGTTTCAGTAAATTGGAGAGAATTAGCAGAAAGTTTTGCTAACGATTACAAAGAAATAACAGAGAACGAAATTGGCTAACGAAGAGAACTTAATACCGTTTAAAAAAGGTCAATCGGGAAACCCTAATGGTAGACCAAAGAAAGTTGAAACAATACTGAAAGAGATCTTTTTGGATGAGTACAACGTAAAATTAAGCAGAAGCCAAACAGAAGATATAATAAAGAACATTTTAACAAAAAGTAAAAGCGAATTATTTGAATTAGCCAAAAACGATAATCTACCATTTTGGGTTTCTATGATAGCAAAAAAAGCTACAAGGGATTTTGATCGAGGTAGTATCCACTTGCTGGAAGTATTATTTGATCGTGTATATGGTAAACCTAAAGAAACAATAGATCAGACAATAGAGGCTAAAACAATAAGCGTAACACTAAATCTTGACAACCCAAAGGATAAATAATATGGATGAAATTACATTTTTAGGAAACGCATGGTCAGATGACTATGGTTTAAACGTTACAGTAAACGTTGAGAAATTCAAACAAGCAATGAAAGATGGAAAGCTTGAAATTAACAAGTACGGAGATGTTCGTATCCGAGTACAAAAGTTAAAAACCGTTAATGATCGGTCAAAGGCAACACACTATGTAGCTGTACCTAAACCGCCAAAAGAAAAAGACGGTTTTCCGTTTTGAAGATCTTAGTCCTAATGGACGGGATGAATGGGGTGGCATTTCACAGATTGTACACCCCATTTGCTCGTTTACAAGTTGATCACAATGTAGTTGTGGATGTTAGTCAAAGCCAAGACGAATGGGCAAGTATTGAATATGAAAAATATGATATAGTTGTATTCAATCGTTGGCTTGGTAAATTCAATACAACATCCTACCTATATTAGCTAAAAAGAAAATACCATTCGTGGTAGATATTGATGATTATTGGGTAATACCTAAACATAATCCAGCATATACGTTCTACAAAGCTTATTTGAAAAATGGTGTAAAAGATGCTATGAGTTATGCTGATGCTGTTATGGTAACCACTCCACAATTACAAGAAAAGGTAAAAGAGTTTAACAGCAATGTTACTATCGTACCAAATGCACTTGATACTACACAAAGCCAATGGCTTATGAAAGATGACCACAAACTAACTATTGGTTGGGTTGGTGGGTTATCACATACAGAAGATTTAAAATTGCTTACAGGGCAAATAAAGGCTATCTGTGAGGAATATGATGCAAGGTTTGTTATGTGCGGATTTCATGAAGGAGTGGAAGATTGGGCAACAATGGAAAAAGCCATAACAGGTGAGCCAAGACATAAAAGACCTAATTGGTTTGAAACGAGAGTTGGAACACGAGCAGATAAATATGGTGCATACTATTCAGAAATTGATATAGCATTAGCCCCATTAACATCAGCACATTTTAACAGATATAAATCTGAGTTAAAAATATTGGAAGCTGCTGCTTATTCTATACCTATATTGGTAAGTAAGGTAGAGCCATATACAAATCACAACAATAATAAGGGTGTGATATTTGTAGAAAAAAATGATTGGTCAAAACCATTAAAACAATTATTGGATAATGATAATCGTAAAGATCTTGGTAAATTGAATTATAAATATTGCCAAGCCCGTCACAGCATACAGGAAATAAATAAAAAACGAATTGAAGTTCTTGAAAGTGTACTAAATGCAAATTGATTACGAAAGACCATATTTGACATCGTACCAAAGAGCAATACTTGATAGTGATGCTCGTTATACGATAACTGCGGCATCTACCAAAACAGGTAAAACAGCAAGTCATATTATATGGTTATTTGAACAAGCATTAAAAATAAAAGAACATCAAGCTGTATGGTGGGTTGCACCTGTATACCAACAAGCAGAGATTGCATTTAGACGTATGAAAAACCAAGTAAGTGATAGGGATTTTTTCATTACTAACGAATCCAAACTATTATTAACAACACCAATTGGATCACGTATTGAATTTAAATCTGCTGAAAAACCCGACAACCTATATGGAGATGACGTTTATGCGGCAGTCTTTGATGAGGCGTCACGTGCAAGGGAGGAATCTTGGTATGCATTAAGATCTACACTAACAGCAACACAAGGTCAATGTAAATTGATTGGTAACGTAAAGGGGAAAAAAAATTGGTTCTACAAAATAGGTGAACGAGCAAAGAGTGGTGATCAGAATATGCAATATTTTAAAATTACTGCTTATGATGCCGCTAATGAGGGTATATTGAAACATGAGGAAATCGAACAAGCCAAACGAGATCTACCTGAGCATGTATTCAAAGAACTATATTTGGCAGAACCTGCAGATGATCAAAGTAACCCATTTGGTAGTGATAACATTGATAAATGTATTAACAACAATTTAAGCGGTGTGCCTGTGGCTTATGGAATTGATTTGGCTAAATATAGTGACTGGACAGTTATTACAGGTGTAAATGAACATGGTGATGTATGTTATTTTGATAGATTTCAAATGGATTGGTCACAAACAATAAATAAAATAATTAGGGTAATAGGAAATACACCAGCATTTGTAGATAGCACAGGGGTAGGTGATCCAATCGTTGAGCAATTACAAAGAACACATAAAAGATTAAAAGGATTTAAATTTACAAGCCAATCCAAACAGCAACTGATTGAAGGGTTAATTGTGGCAGTACAAGCACAAACTGTAAGATTTCCCGAAGGTGTAATTGCAGATGAAATGAGAAACTTTGAATTTACTTATACTCGTACAGGCGTTAAGTATGAAGCATCAAGCGGATTACACGATGACTGTGTTATGAGTTTAGCATTAGCATTAGATTGTAAACAACACAACCCGAAAGGGGTATTTTTATACGGATGAATTGGAATAACGTAACCATAGGAATGCTGCAACAAATAGCGGCTTACAAAACAGATAACCCAATTAAAAGGGCGGCACACGATATTAGTGTAATTACAGGCACACCACTTGAGGTAATTAACAAGTGGAAGCTTAACGAATTGAAATCATCTAAATTCAATTTTTTAACCAAGCTACCTAATAGCAGTTTAAAATACACTTTTAAACACAATGGCAGACGTTTTAAGCTAATTAAAAATGCCAAAGATATGAAAGCCCATCATTTTATAGAATTACAAGAGGTGGTAAATGACGATATAATTAGCAACTTACATATTATAATAGCTTTGTTATGTAATAGGGTAAACATATTCGGTAAAGAGATTGAAGATGATTATGATTGGAAGGTTGAAAACTTTAAAGATCTACCATGTCCACAATTCTATACGTATGCGGTTTTTTTTTCTCTACTCTTTCCAAAATTGTTAACCGCTACCCAAAACTATTTGAAGGAGAATCAGACGGAGGAAAATCAGGAACTTTTGGATGGCTTAGTCTCGTTGATCGACTTGCAGGAGGTAGACGAACAGAGTGGGATCTAATATTACAAATGCCATTAATTGAATTTTTAAATACGTTATCATTTCACATAACAATACAAAAGCAAAGATCTAAGCGATTAGAAAAAGCAACTACATTTGAATCCTATGTATGTGCATGTCTAAATGAATTGTTGTAATTCGGTCAGTTTATATTATTGGCTAATTATATATAGATGGCACTTACAACAAGTCACCAAGTATCGGGTACACATCAACCTGCATATAATGATAATTTATGGGTTGTTCAAGAAACATCCACAGGTATTACATCCAATTACAATTTTAAATTTATCTGTGATG